ATAGTAATTTTGTAACAAGTTATGGATGGAGCTCTTTTCAATTAGAATACAGCGCACTTTTCAATTAGTATCTACACGATAGAGTAATAATAGAAACCATCTTTCTCGAAAATCAGATTAAAAACTATGCTTTCATTCTCTTTGCCATACTTGGTTGTAACCTCAATAACTTCTCCTTTTTCGTGCTTTTCATCGCACTTTGCCAAAAATACATTTGGACAGAATTTATGATAAGTATTCATAGCTCTATGATTTATCCGTTATACTTTGCAGATATCTCTTCTGCTTTCAATTTTTTGGTAAGCTCTCCATTCTTGTAGAAGCGTACAGCAACAACTCTCACCGTTTCTGACAAGAACCGACCACAATCATTGGTTAACTTCACTTTTAGCTTGCTTGCCTTGGCTAAACTTTTTGTACGCTTCTTTATTGTGTTTTTGAATCCGAAAACATAATCTTCGGTATCAATCTCAAATGAATATGTAGTGGAATACATCACTCTTTGAAACTCTTTTGTTAGTTCTGTTACTTTGCTCATTTGCTCTCTTCTATTATTAGTCGTTATTATTTCCAAGAAGTTCTTGTAAAGCAGACTTATATCCGTCCAACGCTTGTTGTGTATATCCCAATCTGAATTTTTTATCTGCTGAAAGAGAGTCGTTGTTCAATCCTTTTTCAATAGCTTCAATGTTTGCTTTGTAGTATCTGATAAGTTCTTCTGTTTTCATTGCTCTTTACTTTTACTTGTTATTAATAGGTGTTATTTTGATATTGTAAAGATACAAATAAATAATTGATTTACAATGGTTTATATCTTTTATTTTCATCATAAAATACTGAAAGACAAAGATTTAACTTTTACTTGCAGAAACGAAAAAGGCAGAACGGACTTCTCCATTCTGCCTTAATGCAAGCAAATGTTCTATGAATATAAAATTAACTTCAAACAAATGTAGGCGTAAACTCGATACCCAACGCACGCGCAATGCGGAAAAAACTTGATAACTGGATATCTACTTCCCCTTTTTCCACACGGGCGATATAACTTTGCTCCTTACCAATTTTCTGCGCCAACTGCTTCTGGGTCAATTTTAGCTCCTTGCGGCGTTCACGAAGTATATCACCATAATACCATGCCATCGACTTCTCATTGAACTTCTCACGAGTATCTGTACCATGTTCCCCATATTTCTCATTAAGTTGCTGGTTGGTTGTTCTGAGTCTTGCCAATTTCTTTTCATCTAACTGTATCATAATGCTAAATCTTTTAAAATTCGTATTGCTTTGGCTATTTGCTTATCGTAATCCTTTGTAGATTTCTTTAAAAATCCGTTAAGCAGGATTATTTTTGTTGCTAAAATGACATTGCTGTTGTCAATTGCAAATAACACAGTTCTGTACTCATTAGAGCCGACTGACACACGCATTTCATATAAGTCTGTTCCATCCAAATGCTTTATATACTTTACAGGCAAGGCATACACCGTTTGTACAAGTTCAAATGTATACTCGAACTTATCCTTTACCCTTGCATTTAGATCATTGTAGAACTCTTCAAATTCCTCTGTCTTGTATATGGTTCTTATATCAGTGGTTTTAGTTTCTATTGATTCCATGATGCAAATATAACTAATTAGTTATAATGTAACAAGCTTTACGCCCTATTTTACACTGAACTTTTTCATTGCTCAAATACTTTTCTGTGATTATTTCAACCGATTTGCTTATCATGGAATCTGTGTCGATTCCTATCTGTTGGTAGAAGTTCTCATTTCCGGCAAGACTTTCACTTGCAATTTGCAGTGTTCTGCGTTCTTCTTTGGTGAATCCGATGCGGAAGGTGCGGAAGATGGATAACGCTTCTTTCAGGCACCCGGACTCGAATAAATTGATTGCTTTTTCTGTTTTCGTTCTCATATCCTGATATTTAGATGTGAATGTATAATATATTTGATATCAAAATGTTATAAATTAAATTACCATCATAAACAACTAATAGATCCCTAAAACAGCCTTATACAATTCAAAATTCTTGTTTTCAACATATTCATCGGAAGCATAGCGTTTAGCTCTGGCATACCACTTATGGAAGCAATCAGAACAATACCAGCGATTAAGGACTGCGATGTAGAATCCATCTTGGCAATTACTGGAACCACAGCTGTCGCAAATTCCGACACATCCATATTCACTGAGCGCGCATATCATTTCGCCACGAGTGGCTTGTATGACCTTGAATCCTTTCTTGTTTTCATATACTTTTGCCATATACTGATTTACTTCACAATCATTTCAGGATGAACGGGGAAATCCCAATCGATTATTCTTGAATCCATAGAGTGCAAATTACCACCAACGACAAGACCAAAACTTTCTTCAACCAATTCTTTCGCTTCATCTTTGCTGCAAGCATTGACAGTTACTTCTCCTTCTAAGACAAACTGGACTTTTACTTTGTATTCTTTATTACTTTTCATAATCTTCTACCGGATAAAATTCACGACCTTCAAAATCATCTGCTGTAAGAACTACTTCTTCGCAGTTAACCATTTCCTCAACTTTCTCGAAAGCGGAATCATAATCATCCGCTTCCACCTCTACCACTTTAGAAAGGGTTTCTATTATTTTGATTCTGTACTTCATATTGCTTATTTTTCTATTTGTTCCATCAAGTTCATTGTCTCTTGTATGACAGCTTGTTTATCCCAATTATATTTATCATCTCCATAATGGAATGTATCAAATCCGAATATCCACCAATCATTACCTATTTCTGTGTTGTCGGTGATAAACTCAGCATTATCCAATATGGGATTTCTTTTTCCGACATACCTTGGATTAATTTTCCTTTTGCTTCCGATAGATTCTTCACCGCTTATTGCCGGTTCTGAAAATGTTATACCGCCATGAACGTCTATATCATTAATATCCAAATAAGACATTCCATGATATTTGTTCATAGAAGGGACAGCTACATATCCATTATGTGTGCCATGCTCTACCATAGTGGACTTAAACCATTCGTTTGATCTTATAAATGCTACTACTTTATTTCCCATATTCTATTCATTTTAGCAATTCAGGATTATCAAACACATTTCCAAATACCTCAATACTATCACATTCCAGATCAAACTGAAGCAGAGGGACAGTAAGGTACTGGCACTCTTTTAATTCTTGGCTTATTGGGTATTCCGCTTTATGCAGACGCAAGCCAAAGCAAGCGAAGCCATCCATGTAAACCACTTCTCCATAACAAATACAATCATGATCGGGGATAGCGCATCCATTTGCGATGCCTTCATACTTGTAGATTATGGAAATGTAATCACGCTCATAGATTTCTTTCCCGTTTTTATCGAACAAACCAGTGAATCGACCAATGGTATTATGATTTACATCATAATCAGCTATACACTTGCATGTCGGCATATCATTTATTTCGGGCAATATGGAATATCTGTTTTCTTCTATCTTAACAAGATTCCCATACAACCATTCATTGCCAAAGATATTTACACCTCTAAATTTAATCATCCCCATTTCTTACCTCCTTTCTGTATCCCGGCGTGATAGCCGTCAAGCCATATCAAAAGCTCTTTTGGCGTATGATAGCCGCTTAAACGGTGGCATGGTATTCCATTTTCAAATATTCGGTTCCAGGTTTGGTTTGTGTCATGCGCCACAATTGCATAAGCGTTTCTGGTAAATGAGGAACTTGTTAGGTGCATATTGTTTACCTTGCAGTAATCCTCTAACGACTTCAATGCTTGTTTCTGCGTCATTGCTTACCTCCTTCCTTCAATTCATTAATAAGAGCATCTCTTGTCTTCACTTGTGCTTCCAGTAAGCCATTTGTCCCGTCTTTCTCTACACGCCTCTAAGGTAGGCGCACAACAAGCAAAGAGTTCACCACTTTCAGTACGGTAATCGTACTGGTACATTCTCACTCTCTTTCTGCCTAACTTCGTTGTGTAGGTAGTGTAATTCTCTTTACCGGGTTGGCATACGCTGCAACCTCTTTCGTCGTTAATTGAGTTCATAATCATTTATCAATACTTACTTAGTAATTTGTAAAACATTCGCCTTTTCTCTATGTATTTAAGACCGTTTCGTCTAAGACCTCGCTTTGATTTTGATACAGTCATTTGGCAACCTGCAACGCCAACGTAGATGCAATTTAAATGATGCCTTTTAGCTTGTTTGAAAGCCCACCAAATCGCTTCACGGCAATATCTATAGCTATCATTTTGAACACCCTCGTATCCTCTACTCAAAATGAAGTGGCCTATTTCATTTGCTTCTTCTTCTGAATAGCATATTGTGAAGATATTATTCATCCTTTCTTTGCTTTACTTGTTCAACCAGAAACTTTTTAAAATCATTCTTGTACTGGCTGTGAATGATTTTATACTGATGGGATAGGTTAGGCAATTGTTTATAACCTTTGCTATACAAGAATTTGGCTACTAATTCAATCTTTTCACGGTTACTGAAACCTCTGTCCTTACATATGTTAGTTATACAGACATTCGCCTTGTTGGTAGGCTTCTTTTCAACTGGTGGCATGTATTCATGTCTGCCATAAGCAAGCGTTCTTGGATAGCCAACCGCTTCACCTATATATTCCCCTGTAATAAAATCAAATTCACCGTTAATTAAACTATCTGCTATTTCACCCATAATAATCTATATTTAATGTTTCACATTCAATCTTTCTTCACTTGTATAAGCCACTACAAGCCCTGTTTCATCATGCTGTATGGTGATGTACTTTTCACCCCTCTCTATAGTAGAGAAGTCATAAGGGGTTACCATCTTACCTAACACTTTGCCCAGTTGCTTCATCAGTGGGGCTTCAGGGCTGATAACTAAAACTAAATCTGCTTTCATAATCAATTTCTAATTTCTATTTGAACATTATATCCAAAGCGTGCAGCATATCTACACAGTCTATTGATAATAAGTAACAAGCATTCTGTTTTAGATGATTCAAAATTAACTTGTACCATTTCGTCACCATTTACATAAAAAGCCATTGTTTTCATAATCGTGTATATTGTGGTAGCCCGAAGGCTACCGGATTAGGACTTAAAATAATCAAAATATATATTCACCTGTTTGTTTGTCATAGACACCTATTAAACCGTCTTTATACTTTTTACGGTAATTTTCATAATGTCTTGTTATGATTTTAAGAGAATTAGAATCTTTCACAAATACACCGTTAAGCTCTAAATAATACCGTTTCATAATCTTCTATATTGCGCAGGGCTTTCGCCCTGCTGGTTAAACTTATAATATTGTAATCTCTTTATTGCCTATCTCTGTATCTACATTCAGAACCTCGTACTTTTGAGCCTTGTAGTTATAAACGACTTCACAAGTATTGAAACCTCTACCATCTTCTCTTTGGTCATAAACAGTATTTATATGCTGATACATTTTATTGCCTAACATGAAATTTATTTTACCTGATGTACAGAAGTAAAATGCTACTGCATACTTCAATGTTTTCTTTTCATCAACCTTCTTTGTTGCCATGATCGTATATTTAAGCGTTAATACCAATTGCGTTTCTCATAAAGTCACTTGCTTGCTCTACTGACATACCCAGCTTCTTTTGAATCAGAAGAAGCATACAGCTAACTTGTTCTTTGGTATTCAAGTTGCCTTGTGCAAACTCTGACATGATGAACTTCTCTATTGTTCTTTGTTTAATTACTGATGTTGCCATAATCGTATATCTTTTAATTGTTATTACTTCGTTTCTGACGATGCAAATGTAATGATTAAAATCATACACACAATAAATAAATATATTATTTGTATGATTATTATCATATGTTAACAAAATAGCATAAGTATGATTATAGTCTAAATATATTTTAATATAAATGACTATATTCAATCAAAGCAAGCTGATTTAATTTGTTTATTCGATTTTTACCCCTATATTTGCAGCTGATTAAAATCATACACACATGGAAGTAAAGACAATAATCAAGCAGAAAGGCTTCACAATGGAAGCCGTTGCAAAAAAAATGGGCATAACAAGGGTTACACTTGCCCAAAACCTTAGTAGAAATCCAACAGTAGGAACATTACAGAAGATAGCAGATGTTATTGGATGCAAGGTTGGTGATTTCTTTGTTGATGATATGGATATAAAAGATGATACCAACACTATCATCTGTCCTCACTGCGGAGGTAAAATACATTTTGACGGAGAACCACGTATGCCGGAACATAAGAATATACGAGGGAAAGAATACTATAAATAAAGAAAGGAGAATAAAACATATGGGAAAAAGGATTTATGTCAATGGAGGAATCTTTATAACGACTCCATTTTTTGCATATAAGAATGCAGGGGCATCATACGATCTCCCTCCTGAAAATTCTGAAATTATAGAACCCAATACTATAACTGAAACAGGAGAGCCTTACCTTGAAATTAGCAATAAGCATCCCCAATCTATTTTTAATGAATATTACGCAAAAACATTCTTTACAACACAACATACATTTGCTTATTTTTTTACAAAAGACTTTATCGGATCATATAATGATTTTAAGCAAAGAATTGATGAAATCCAAAGTGTAATTAACATCAAAGGATTGGACGAACAAAAACAAAATATCATCAATAAATTGTCATATATTAATATCATTACATCATTAGATACATTTATTTGTGACATTATTTTAACCAAAATAATCCAAGACGAAGAAAGTTTCAATAATTTTTTCAATTCAATTCCTCCATGCAAGAAAAAAGATGAAATGACTAAATTAAAAGAAGACAATCTTGTTGCCCAATGGGAGCAAAAGGTCATAGAATATGTAATGAGGACATCTTATAGTAACATTGATACTATAAAAGATATACTCAAAGAATTATTTAAAGTTTCTATAATCGACACAAATGGGAAAATGAAAAAACACTTCTATTATAGGAATTTATTAGCACATAGAAATGGTAGAAAAAAAGATGGAGGTTATATCAATATAACTAATGAAGAACTTAAATCCTTAATAACTGATACGCAATCCATCGCAAAACAAATCCAAACAAAAATTAAGCCGGAGCACTAAGCCCCGGCTCATTAATTGATTAGCCCTTTGATTCTTAACCGATTTACGATTTCGGTATAAAGATACTCTATATCCCCACTAAAATCCCCATAATTCTGATAGAGAAACACGACATCAGCGCAGTTGTCGGAAATTGTACTCTTGGACTGAACTCCAAGTACCCTTGACATCTCTTCGCGTAACCCAGCTGTCATTTTCCCACCGGCAAGCGAACTTGGAGAAAACAGGTACAGGATAATGAAAATGAACTTCTTCCGCTGGGTAACACTGTCAATATTCGGTGGACATCCTCTCTCATTCAGCAACTCAACGAATATTTTGTAGATTTCATGGATAAGGCTTTTGTCTTTCAAAATTGGGGTGGTCAAGGCGTTTTCTTCCTCTGAAAGTTCTGATTTCTCAATTCTAATCTTTTTAAGGCGAATTATTTTGTTAAAATCCAGTTCCATAACACGATTATTTTAAAAGTAAATAGTATATTTGCATCATAATCGTGTAAGGAAGAGCTGATTCATGGTCGTGCGTGGGTTGGCTCTTTTTCATTTTTCCCCATTCGTGCTGACGAATGGTTTCTTTTCCAAATCATAGCAGGTGATATATACCCGTTTCCCATTGACATCACATAGAGCAAGGGCATATCCTTTCTCTAGTATTTTAACCGGCTGATTGTCGCAATAGACAGTACTTCCAACCGGAACTCTTATAAAATGACGTACTATCATTTGATTATCTTTAGCTTGTTATACCAGCGTGAAGAGAAAGGGAACCACCCGATTAGGAATGATTCCCCGAAAATAGTTACTTTATATAGTTTGCTCATGGATTTTTCTTTTCAAGTATTTCAACACATTTTTTATCCCATAATCGAAACCCTGTTTATAGCCTTTAGCATATTCTCCGATGGTATATACCGCCACTGACAGACAAAACAGAAGAATACCTACAGGCTTATGCCAACCGGGAAGTGATATAGAAAACGGCTTAAATGTAATTGTGAGATCTCCAACCCATAATAGGGCGATAATACATATAATTGTAAATATAATTGTTTTCATAATCATATAAGTTTTAATGCTTCCTGTAATCCAGCTTCAAGTGCTTCTTCGTAGGTATTATAATGGATAATAGGTCTGTCAGACAATCCTACTAAATCATGGTTAGGAATTGTTAGTATATCATATATCCAATAATTTCCATACATATAGGATATTTCAATAGTTATTTTGCCAACGGTGGTATGATATATTTTGTCACCACTTAGGTAACATACACTATCACCTACATTAAACTCTGTATCTATATTCATTTCTGTTCCGTTTTACGTTATTTATTTCTTCTCGCCCTGAAACACCAATAGAATTCTATTACAAAGCATCAATCTGTGTAATTCTTTGCGGGTTTGTTCAATACTGTCAGTTTCGATGTTTACGTTGTGAGTATCACGGACTGCCTCAGTGACATACTCAATTTTGGTTATTAGGTGTTTCATTGGAATAATTATTTTTCTATTTTAATTTATATACTTGAAGAAAACTTATATATTTGTTCTCAAACTAAAAGAATTAATAACTATGTACGCTATCATAACTGAAAATGACTTATCACAATGGAAAGACAAGACTGGGAAATTATATCATCATCCCAAACGGCATTTGAAATCTCTTGTACCTGGAACTAAGGTTATTTATTATAAAGGTAATCTTAAAGATAAAAAATATGAGAAATACCGCTTGACATCGAAAGCTCATTATTTTGGAATTGGAGAGATTGGCAAACAATATCCTGATCCTAATTCTACTAAGAATGATTATTTCTCTGAGATAATAAATTTCCAAGCATTTGATAGTCCAATTTTTACAAAGGATAAAGATGGTCATTATTTAGAAACCATTCCAACTTCACGCCAAACAAACTATTGGCGAGATGGGACAAGACCCATAACCAAGGAAGTCTATGAAAAAATACTCTCTCAATCTTGTATTTCAATTGTGATAGATCAAAATGAAGAATTAACATCCCATGTAACAGAGGGAAAGCAAAAAAAGACTTACTCAACTACATATGAAAGAAAACCTGAATTACGTCAACAGGCACTAAACATCCATGGTTATACATGTATGGTATGTGGATTTAATTTTCTCGAATCTTATGGAGAAGTCGGTCGTGGTTTTATTCATATCCACCATATAAAACCTCTTTCTGAAACTGGAGAACAAATTGTTGATCCCCAAACCGATCTAATGCCTGTATGTCCTAATTGCCATTGTATGATTCACCGGGGAAAAGACCGTGTTTTAGCAATTGAAGAACTAAAACAGATGTTGAAAAAGAATAAACTCACTCCATAATATATCTTGAATCTACTGGTTGTCTGACTTATTATAAACATAATAGGCCAGCACCCAGTTGTAAATAGGATTTTCATAATAACCTTTATTATCAGTATCGGTTTTCTCAGCCCAGATAGAAGGATGATTAATAGAACAACCTACTCTCTCAACACTGCCAATGATTGCGCCAGTCTGTTTATTAATACCCACACACATCCATAATACAATTATCTATCGCATCGGCTTGAACATCATTGAATATCATGTAAGGTTCTCTGTCAGGCTTTAAGCTTGCATGAATCAGTATCTTCTGCCCAATATATTTATCAGGGCAGGGCCAAGTTCGGTTTTCGATATCTTTGATACCGTGGACTATCAGGGATGCCCACGGTTGTTTTATGGTTATTGCTTTCATTTTTTTTGTTATATAATTAAAAATATGTATATTTGCACCCGTTAGTTCATGTAGGGGTATCAAAACGCCTGAATTAACTATGGGTTCTGCCCGTATCCCTCTTTAGTAAGGAGCTGTGGATCTTGAAACAGAGTGTCTGCCCTTTGTAGTTTAGAGGATAAAACATCTCCACAGAGAAGACGGGGGTTCGAATCCCCCCATCGGAATATTCATAAAATCTATTATATAAGCAGACTAGTAAGTCTGCTTTTTCTCTTTAAAATAGTGTCGGTTGAATAGATTTCTTTTTTACCTTTTCGATGGATCTTGCATAGATATGGCATTTACCCTTGTATGTGCAATGCCCAGCTTTTGCCTGTTCATGCGCTCCGTGCCAATCGTCCCATTCCGTTACGTCGTCTTCGGTCAGGAATATGATAAGTTGCATACAGTTGAATCCACGTTCCTTTTGCTTTTTCCCTCCGGCTACCTCAAATAAGCCGTTATTTTCTGGTTGTTTCATACGGCACTGTCCATCAAATCAAACAATGTGGGTGCGCTAACTTCCATCTCCGCCTCATACAGATATGAAAGACTGTCTTTCCAATAGTCATAATTCAGTTCAGTAGACAATCCCCTACGTCCTAGTCTGATGGCACAATAAGGCACAGTGCCGATACCTCCGAAGGGGTCAAACACCAGCTCACCCTTGTTTGAGTACCGTTCAATCAGTCTTTCAACGATATCGAGCTGAAGGGGACAGATGTGATTCTGTCTCTTTTTTTGCGATTGCTTGGTATTGAGCGTGCGCATCCGGGTGACATCATCCCATATCCAGGGTTTCTTACTTACCGGATCGACAGCCATAAACGTTTTAGGCAGCTTTCCGTAAGCTTCCAATTCCTCTGCGAATGATACATGTTCTTCGTAGTTATATATATGCTCGCGTTCGTAGTTCCTGAACAGATGGCGTATCTTGTCTATTCCGGCTCCTTTCACGTCCTCATAGCTCAGTAGAGAGTTACCAGATGATTTCCAACTTGCATGGGCATCTATCTGCCAACGGGCCAATGAATATTCACTCTTGTTCTTTGTTACCGGCAAATCAGCGTATGCACGTGAGGTGTCAGAAGGCAACTTGCGGAAAAGAAGGACATATTCCGGGCATCCGATACCCATCTTTGAACCGTCCTTACACATTTCAGTATAGCCAAGACGGTAAGTCTGGTTATTCTCTCTTACCACGTCCGTATCCACTGTAATACGCCCCATGTAACGGAACCCGTATTTCATGTAGTGGAATACAGTCATTTCACTGAACGGGTCGATGGTGGGCATACCGTCACCAGTGGCGTTGCCGAACAAAACACGGTCTTTCACATGGATGCAAGCTAACCTACCGGGTTTAAGAATACGCATAAGCTCCGGTGTAAGATAATCCATTTGCTCGAAGAACTTGTCGTTGTCCTCATTATGTCCGAAATCATTATAGGTCGGAGTGTACTCATAATGGTTGGAAAACGGGATGCTGGTTACAATCAGGTCTACCGAATTATCTTCCATCTTCTGACATTCAAGTACATTGTCATTATTGATAGCTTTCCACAGTTTGCCGGACTTTTCTTCCCTGCTGGCAAACATCCACCGCATCATCTTTTCCTCTGCCTGCAAACCGAACAAACCGTTCTTGCGGACTATATCGGTCATCTTGGCTACCATCTGGCGGTGTTGCGCCCACTTCTGCATGAATGATTTGAATATTTCACCTTCGCTTTCGGCATACACCAAGTAAAGCTCTACGGGATGCTGCTGCATGAAACGGTAGATACGGGCTATCGCTTGGAACTTGTCGTTGAAACGGTAGTCAATAAACATGATTGCCTTGTGGCAGTGGTACTGGAAGTTCAAACCCTCACCAAGCATTTCAGGTTTGGCGGCCAGATATTTCAGACGGCCGTCTTTGAAATCCGCTATCACCCTGTCGGCTTCATCATCATCTTGCGAGCCATACACAGCCTTACATCCGGGAATTGCCTTGCAGAGTGCCTCACGTTCAGCCTCCAAGTCATGCCATAAAAGGAAATGGTCGTCTTTGTTTTCCGGGCGATTGATAATCTCTACCACACGGGCAATCTTTTCCTGCATGTTGTCCCGAAGTTCCTTAGCTGCATCAGCAAGGCCTAGAGCAGCCTCACGGAACATTTTCACCTGCCCGTCACGGTCGGCTCCGGCAGTGGAGTTATCCACACTCACGACTTCTTCATGTACCCGTAACTCTGGTAACTCATATCCTGTATCGGGATAACCTAAATCAGACGGTTTGGTGAGGAACAACGCCCATGTACTTACCCATAACCAGAATTCCTTCTCCTTGTGGGGATAGAGGGTAAGATTGTTCGCCTTCGTGCTGTCACGCTGGAAGAACCTTGTAAGTGCCTGCCCGGTATCCATCACTCCAAGGTAGCCGGCATAGTGTATCAGCTCCTTGTATCTGTTGGGTGACGGTGTGGCAGTGGCAACAAACCTGTACGGAACTTCTGCAAACATAGGAAGAAACTCCTGATAGGTCTTGGTTCCGAATCCACGTAACACGCTCGCTTCATCCAATGAGGTAACGGTAAAGTAAGAAGGTTCTATTCTTACTCCGTCCTCGCCGTCACGGACACGCTCATAGTTTGTCACCATGATATTGGTCGGACATTGCTTCACCTCCTGCATAGTACGTACATAGGTCACTTTCATGCCCAGATGCTTTTCGGCCTGTGTCAGGAACTCCACTACTACACGCTTGGGGCAAACTATCAACCCTTTGCCTCCTGTGCGGTTCAGGATTATCCGCAGTATCTCCAACTGGGTTACGGTCTTCTGCATACCGAAGCTGGAGAATATCGCCCTGCAACCGCCGCAAACAGCCCAACGTACCGTATCTTTCACATGGGGATATAAGTACGGGGTAAGTTCATCAGCCTTAACTTCAAATCCTGTCTGATGGCTGATTGCCATCTTGTCTTTTAAAAATTCTATATAATCTTTCATTATGCTATTCTTTTTTTGATTAAACTCATGTTCTTCTCCACCAGCCGGATAATGCGGTCATGATACTCTGATGTTCCGTTGCATACGGCTCTTGACTGTACTATCTGAAACGATTTAAGATTCACTTCGATGGTTTCCACATGTTTTTCTCCGGCTATGGCTGTCATGATCAGACATTCACTGCGTCTGTAATACCTGTTGGCGTATACACAATGGTGCATGACTTTGCCCTCCTTGTAGAACTGGGTTACGCTTTCAAGCGGACGGATGACTATGCCGTCGCCTTTGATTTCCATGCCGAAGAATCTTTCCATCCGGTTGTAGAATGATGCTATATCCTCCTTGAGCTGCTTTTCTTTTTGGATAGCCTTTATTCTGTCCCTTTCCCTTCTTTGCCTTGCCTCAATTTCATTTTTCTTTCTTAGTAATCTGTCGTGCTCGGCTTTTAAATTTTTGGGACATACGTATTTGGCGTTATGCAGATCCTTGTGGAAATAGGACAGCAGGCTTATATAGTCATTCCACATGCTTGCATCTCTGATTATATAACGGTTGCGGTTGCAGATGTTGAAGGACGGTTTATATCGGAGTTGGTAATAGCCCGTTTTGTACATGTGCTTTAACATATCCGTCTGTCCGGTCTTGATACATAATTCCGCATCATTGCCACCTTTCAGAAGGTCTCGTACAAGTTTTGAGGGGGGTACATCGGGGAACCGTTTCCCGATTCCCCGCTTTCTCAATTCCGGGATTAGTTTCTTTCTTGGATATATCCATCCCCATATCGCATATAGGTCTCCACGATAATTCCAGCTGTAACTGCCGTATTCACCCTTTATGCTCAGTGGTTCCGAATATATCCATCCGCTGCTTCCCATATTCATCGGTTTTGCCATGATGGTGCGTTTCCCCTCGACGGTGATCCATTCCTGAACCACTTCAAAGAAAGCATAGTGAATATAATCCTGTCTGCTGTTCAAATCAAAATTCCTTTTTCTGGCGTACTTGCAGCATAGTATATGTCTTATGATCTGGAACTCTCCGGCGGTCTGTAAGATGGACATGTACTTTTCTTCCTCGACTTTTCGTTTCCGGCTGACCTTTACGTCCAGTTTGTGGTGGCAGTACGGGCATTCGGTCGTATCACCGAGCAGGGTGGTTCCCAGCTCGCTATTGCTTGTGTCTATCCATGTTCCGCCGCACTCGGAACACCATAGCTCATCCTTGCACCTATATGCTTCGTGGGTGAATATATGTTCTTTCGCCCATTCTTTTTGTACTTCGGTAACGGCGGACAGTTTGCCGCTTAGTCCGGTTACACGTTTCTCAAGTTTCGTTCTCGGTTTCATGATTAGAACAAGCTCATTTGTTGTACATTATCATCCGCTTTCTTTCGGACGTTTTTCTTCCTGAGTGTCTGGTATTGTTCTTCCGCCAGCCGTGCGATTGCTTTGTCACGTGCCGCTTTCTTATCTTCTTCGGTGAGTTCCACAGGTTTGGCGGAGGATGATACGGACGTTTTCTCTCCGGCAGGCAGCCGGTTTATTTTGATATCGTCCTCATCATAGTAGTGCACTGCCATCCCGTAGACCTCCTCGTCTGAAATCGCTACGGCGTTACCACGCTTCCTGGCTTCACCCATGATATAACTACAGCATTCATCAATGCTTTTCTTCTCATTCGCATATTGGGGGGCGAACAGTGAATCTTCTTCCGCCCGTTTGTCCAGATAGGCTTTGATTGCCTGTTTGAAACTTTCATTACTTGCCATGGTTACTTAATTTTGAAGTGGTTGATAATATTTATTTGTGATTGATTCTGATGTTATACTCGCATAAGAATTTTCCTATATCGTCGCTTGCTATATTGGGAGGTGGTGCATTATCTCCGTATATAGCCCGTATTGTATCCTCATTTCCCCCGTATGCCTTCCAATAGGTGTAGGCAGTTAGGTTATTGGGAACGTTAGGAAAAAGTTCTGTGAAGGCGCTGAAATCGTTTTTAGCCTTTTCTTTGAGCTCCTGAATGTTTTTTACTCCCTCAATCATGGCGCACGCTGCATCTTCTATCCGGGTGAAACCTTTTTGGGATTGTTTCATGGCGGTTTCATTGGACAGTTTGACGTGCTCGTCTCTTCTATCCCTGCAAAAGTCCGATAGGGCTACCATAATGGACTGGTTGTTTATCCTGTTTCCCCAGACGAACTGTCCACGGCTCCCGTTTTTAAGCTGTGTGAAGAATATGCAAAGCTCGGCTAGATTGAGAAAATAATAGCTGGCCAATATGCTTAGCGCCGTTTCGGCAAGTTGTTGAGGTGCGATATCAATGCCTGCGTATCGGAGGATTGATTGCAGGTGCTCTGTGATAATCCTGACTGATGTGGCGTTGCCGAAGACAACATTGATGTCCGCAAGGGTGGGAATACCCTCAATCCTGATTGCTTGTGCTAATGTCAGGTTACAATTCAGCTGGGCTTGCGTGCCGGACCAGTTGTCAACCAATTGGGAGGCTGTTGATCCATTTCTCAAGGTCTGCTGGAGCGGTGTCAGTGTCTCCGGCTTTTTCCTGGATTGAGGTATCTGTCCTGGGGACATTATCACAGTGATCTGTTTTTGAAGTCTTGTTTCCATTTTGAAGTCTTTTTTCGATTATCCAAAGGTTAGCCCGGCTGTCCCATCGTTCAATTTTAGCCCCGTTGGTGTTTTTCCAGCTTAGCGCATCGAAGTGGTAGAAGAATATCTCCGCCTGCTGCTCCCAGTCCGGGAGCTTGTCACGGAAGTAATCTTTCACCTGTTCCAGGGTAGGGGCTATAAATTCGGTTTTTGGTTTTGAAGGCTTCTTTTTAGGTTTTTCCTGCTCGGGCTTAAATAACTCGCTAGAGTTATTATTATCTTTACTCTTAAGTCTTATATTAATGTTAGCCTTTTTACTTAAAGGTTTACTTAAGTCATTACTTAAGAGTTTACTTAAGGGTTTACTTAAATCATTTAAGTAATAAACGGGCGATTTCGCATTTTTCTTACCTGACTCAAACTGTAGTAAACCTTTTTGCTGTAATCTGTTCCTGACTTCAATTACGGTTGGTTCTGATATACCGGTTGCGAGGACGATTCGTCTGTTGGGACACTCAAACGGATTCTCCCAACCCCGACTATTGCACTCGTTCAAAAGGAAGAAGTACAAATAAACTTCGTTCGAGGAAAATGCTACACTCTGATGTGTCTTCCAAAATTGGTTTACGTAATCTATATAAGTCATTGTAGGTAAGAATTTACTTCGTTTATGAACTCCTGTAGTGAATGGCAGATAACATACTTGTTTTGGTATCTCTCTGCTTCTGTCTGCCACGTTCGTTGGTGCTCGCTCTGTGTACCCTTCGGTGTCTTCATCTCTATACAGAGGGAAGCCCATCCCTTTTTGGGTATGAGCAAAATCAAGTCTGCTACACCTCTCACTGCTCCTTCATACTTCATCCGTGCTCCTGTCTTGGCATCACGTTTGCCACCGTTAGGCACTGCAAAAAGCATACGTGCCAGTTTGGGATATTGTAACCGGAACCATACCAAACAATCATGTTGTATTTGGCTTTCTGATAATGGTGTTGTCTGTTTTCTCATATTCTTCCGTTGAATAGGTTCATTGCCATATCTACCACATTCTCCTTAACCACATCATCCGTCCCTGTCACTCCGTTGGCTATTCCTTTTTTGGCCTGAATGACATCATACATATATTTGTCGATAGTATCCTTTCCAAGATAGTAGTAACAGTTTACGTTGTTCTTCTGTCCGTTCCGATGCGCTCGGTCTTCTGCCTGCTCACAATCGGAGAAAGTCCATGGGAACTCGATAAACGCCACACGGCTGGAAGCTGTCAATGTAAGACCTGTACCTCCTGATTTGTAGTTAAGGATGATCAGCTTGCAAGAAGGGTCGTTTTGGAAGCGGTCTACCGCTGTCTGTTTTTGAGTAGCATTGTCTTCGCCTGTAACGGTGACAGCTTCAGGGAATATCTTCTTTAATTCCTGTACTACTTCTTTCAGGTAAGCAAAGACTATCAGTTTCTCACCTCCGTCAATCACGTCATGGATGAATTCGGAAAAGACTTTGATTTTTCCCCTGGCTGATATGGCTTTCAATATTCCCATTTTCACCATTACCTCGCCTCTTAATGCCTTGGCCACCTTTTCATCGTCCGCATTCTTGTAAGTCCGGAGATACTGTATCAGGTCGGCTTCCGCTTTGTCGTATTCTTTGCGATTGGATATGTCCACCTCTATATATTGGCGTGACTTGTCCGGCAACTGAGTGAGTACCTTGGCCTTTTCGCGCCGGAAGAAGCAGGTCGATGATAACCTCCAGTTCAGTTCTTTCACATTGCTTGACTGTTTAGGTCCATCGCAGAACCTCTCTACGAAACACTTGTATCCTCCGAAATCCTCTAATCGTCCCATTATCTTGAGTTGTTGTATAAGGTCTGTATTGTTGTTCACTACTGGGGTTCCCGTCAGTTCTAAGATATATTCTTTGCCTTTACATATTCCTTCTACGAACTTGGATTGCTGGGTCTTGGTGGATTTGCACTTGTGTGATTCGTCAATGACTACGGATTTGAATAACGATATTCGCGGGTCAAACTCAATGGATTTCATGGTAAACCGTGCATCCTCCTTTACTTTAAGTACAAAAAACTTTTTCAGTGATTCATAATTTGTTATGAATATGTTGCAGCATTTAGTCTCAAAGAAACGGTGCCAGCTGGCTTTATTGCGATCATCCAGAATCATGGCATTTTTTCCGGCAAATTTCTTAAATTCACGTTGCCAGTTTATTTTCAATGCGGCCGGACAAATGACAAGGCACGGATACGCTTTTGCTATCGTAACCGTGCCTATTGCCTGTAATGTCTTTCCCAGTCCCGGTTGGTCCCCGAATATGCACCGCTTGTGCTGTAGCGCATAAGCGATGCCTTCTTTCTGATATTCGTACGGTTCCAACAGCAATCCGTGTGGAACCGTAAGTTTTGGAAGGTCGGGAATAGTATAGTCATTATACTCTCTTGTTGTCACTTTGTGCTGTACCCGGCTGCATATCTTTGTCTGTACCGCCCAATCTGCCATCATCCTCACGTATTCCTTATCTTGTAGAGATACCTTCCAAGCTTTTTCGTCAGCGATATAGGCTGCCCGGATATTCTGTTTTACACTTGGAATCCGTTTGACTAGCTCCACTAATCTTGGATGATATGGGAAGGCTAGTTTGAAGCAGTTGGGGGTAGTAGTTACGCAAAATGGGGACGGCGGTATCATGATGCAAGTTGTTTGACTTTACGTGGTTTACGTGATTTAATTTTCTTTCCGTTCATTATTATGTCAACCCCTGCATCATTCATAGCCTGCTGGAATTCCGCAACCTCTTGATTGAAGTCTGGACCGGCTTCTGGAATGGCGTCCGGTTGTACGTCTGCGTTCGCCGTGTCTTCCTCAAACGGAAGTTCCTGTTGTACAATTCGCCATTTTTTGTTGAACAGATACTCTTTGACTTCGAACTCACAGGATTGGATTTCCTGCTCCAGCTCGAAGGCATTGATATACGATTCATTCTCATTATTGAACATGGTGAACGGAGCGCATAGGTTCAGAACTTTTCCTGTTTTGAGAAAACGTTTGGCTATCAGAGTAACCCCTTCATTATCTCCATCTCCGCCAATGGAATACCCTGTAACGTCAAGCACCTGTCCTATGATATCAGGCACTTCATCTACTGATTCTATACCGTCCACTTCTTTCTGTTCTGTAAGCAAAGCGGCGTGGGGATTCAGCTTGCTGAACGCATTGATAAGGTCTGATGTTACCAGGTTCTTGCCTTCTACGGTGGTTGTACCATTCTCATCCTTGTAGGTGGCCACCAAGGTACTGTCCTTGGTGATTTTAGCTTTTATGATCTTCATTATCTTCTATATTTATATTCGTTGACAAATTCGTTATAATAACGGTCTTCCGGAAGGGGAAGTGTTATTCCCAGTTCCGTGGCTGCATCTGCTTTGACCTTATTCAAAAAGTCCGTCATTTGCAGTGTGTTCAGTTTCGATGTGCTTCCGGCTATGACCGTTTCTTTTCCTTTGATAATGGTTGTCCTTCGTAGATATAGGTTGCAGTAATAATCGTGTACGTCCTGTTTGTCCGTTCCTGTTTCCTGTTCGATACAGGTAAACCAAAGCCACATTAGGGCGTTTTGACTTAATGTGCGCGGCTCTGTGTAACGTTCGATAATTAACCTGTAACGACCGTTACGGAGCTGCGAGCACATGAAATCAAAGGACTTGTTCAGTGTTACCACACCTTTTTCTTTTATAAGGATAGCTTCTTGTGCCATTATTCCAGTCCGAAAATCTTCTTGTCCGTGATAGATTCTCTATTAGCTTCCAAAAACTCTATGAAATGTTCTACGTGTGCCGTGAGCAGTTTCACTGTCTGTTCGTGATTGTAAGTATAATATTCCGGATATTGCGTACCACTGATAAGCGGTGTGCGGCTGGTACCGCCTTTCAGCGCATAAGCCGTAAACTCAAATGCCTTTATGTTTTCCATCTGACCGGAAGCAATTAGGCAATAAGGGTAGACATGGCGCTGCCACCCGTGGGCGTATTTGCCGAACTCGTATTTAGATGTGGATTTTATGTCATAAACAACATCCTTTCGGAGTTCGTCGATAAATCCGTATAACTCCACATTTCCGTACTGGGTAGGAAGAATGGCGGATACATAGACCTGACTTAATGAGCCTTTGAAATACTCTGCCTGTTCTATACACCATTGTCTGTCGAAAAGGAAATGCCGTGCAGGTGCGATATCCGTTGCGGGGAAAGCTACTTGTATGGTATTGGTTTCCTTATCGCCAATGATGGAGTAGGGGGAACGCTCTGTCGGCACGTGATTTTCGCAATGGACATAGCAGTCAATGATAGCATTGAAGGCTGTTCCCTTGTCGGCTGCTTCACTCTCAAACGGTACACGGTTGATAGCATCCAGAAGGTCTTGCTTCAGGCTCTCTTCGATTTCTTCCGGAGAGCGTTTATACTCTCCGGTTTCATTATCAATGTTCCAGAAGTTTTCCACTTCTTCATCAGCTCTCAGATACTTGTCGAATTTGTCAAGTAATGAGGGATAGATTCTATAACTAGGCTGCTTCATATATTTTTTTGACTTTGTCGAATTTCAATCCTAATTCCTTGCATCTTTTATTCAGTAGCATACCTGCTTGTAATTTGCTGTCGAAGATATGCTGCAGGCTCTCCAGTGATTGTTTCACTTCGTTGGCCGTGTCCGCATCCGCTACCATGGCTATCTGTTCCTTGATAACTTCCATAAGACCTTCATATTCGGAGGACAGTTCTGCCTGTTTTTCCTGATAGGTCTGATAAGTGTTTACAATCTTTGTCATAAAGTCGTTCGGTCCGGTGATTGTACCTTCTGCATTAATGATAACTGGTATCTTTATGCGTGCCGGAAGATTGCAGGTATTCTTACCGTAGAATTTCTCGCACGGATCAAAAGAGATGGTTCTGTCCTTACCTATGGCTTCCATATAGCCTACAAGATCAAGCTCTTTAATCAGGTCACCGGCAGAAGAACCTCCGATTTCCGGGCGTATCTGTTTGTCCTCTCCGTTCTTTTCCTCGCGTTCATGGGCTACGAATATTACTGATTTACCCATTAGTGTGACTTGGTTTACGAAGTTGATGAACATATTCTTTCGTACTCCATATCCTTGCAGGGACAGTGTGCCATCCGCTTTCTTCATTTTGGGATTGTTTTTCATTATATATTTATCCATGAAGGATAACATTTTTCCTGCCGTATCAATAACGATGGTCTTGTATTCGGCAATTTCTCCGCTCGTAAGAACTTCATCCACCTCTTCCCATTTGGAAATTTGTACGGTGTCTACACGGTGGGCTGCATTCACACGGTGAACGCCACCGTCAAAGTCCAGGAGTAGTGGCTGGGGAGAGCTTAACGCCAGTGTGGTCTTTCCCATACCAGGTTGTCCGTAGATTAATGCCGACAGGGCATTCTTAACTGTCAGTTCGTTAGGTTTTTTGATAAGTCCCATAATCAATAATTTTTAGTGGTTAATAAATGAGTTAAAAAAAATAGTTCCCGGATAGTCGGCCAGGACACACCGGGATAAATAAGGATATAGAATATAACATATAAAGAGGGCTCTCACCTCACGCTGCCCTTTCCAGCGGCTTTGGGTTAAATTATTATCTAACAAATTGCTCTCTGCTTCACTGCCTTGAAGTCTCTAACATGGCTACGTTTATAAGGGTGTACGGCTCCCTCTCTTTGGGTGTGGGTAATACAGGATTCGAACCTGTATCTGTATTCCTCCTGAAAACAATCACAAACCGTCTGAACGTAAAGAAAAAAGTGAATACCGCTTTTCCATTAAGCTAATTACCCGTGTGGCTTATGCCACTTTCTTTTTTAATTTTCTAGGCTTCCTTGGCATTTTGACCTGTGCATAACGCAGGACATCACTGGCATTGCAGAACCATTTCCCGTTTTGTGCGCATGTAGGCTTGTCGGAACGTATTTTGTTTTCTTCGATCAGTCTGATAAGCCTTCCTATGCCTCCAACTATTTTGGCCGCCTCTCTTTTACCGAATGTATGAGTGTCCATGATGGCTAGGATGTCTGCTAGCCGTGCTTCTGCCGTTCCATCAAATAAGATGGATGTCCGTAGTTGGTTGTTAACTGTATAGTTCATAATCTGAATCTGTTTTTGTTCGTCTTGTTCTTGATACTTGGGTGGTTCTTGTCTTTGCTCTGCTCCTGCATTGTCTCATGTCGGGATGAAAATCCAATGCGGCAATGACAAGGAACAGGATGGAGAAGAATAGCTCAAGCCCGTGTTTACGTATCTCTTTTATATCGAAGTTGATCTTCATGCGCTCACAGAACATGTATAATACAAGCTCGGTATCTTTAGAAATACCCAGCTTTTTGTATATATCCCGCTTCTGTGCTTTGATGGTCCATTCCGAGCGTTGCAGACTGTCGGCCACTTCCTTGTCGGCCAAACCCTTGCAATATTGTTCGGCGACAAGATGCTCGCGCTCTGATAGCGTAATCATGACACACGCTGGATTTTGAACTCTCCGCGCTTGCGGTCAACCTCTCCTGTTCGTTTCCAATCGGCATTTTCTACACACATCTCCAATCTTAGTCTGGAAATGGTTGTGTTAACGGAAGATATCGCACGCACAGGGAACACAACGATATCACCTACCTTCATCGCTCTCAATGTGGCCGCCCAATTTTCTGTTACTTTTACCATATTACTTCAATTTAGCGAGTTTAACAATGTTGTCTAGAGCATTAATGCTGTTTTCGTGTCGTGCCTGTAGGCGGGTGAACGAATCGAACCACATGTCGCTCTGTTCCTTGACTTCTTTAAGGTCTTGTTCCAGTTCTTGTACACGTCTTACAAGGTCTTCGTGTGTCATGCTTTGTAACTCTTCTACTGTTGTCATAGCTTTATTTTTTTTGATTTTCAATATTGTCAAGTTCGTTGCTTATCACTAATGATGTTACCGCGAAGGCGGTGGATGCTATCCAGAACCATACGCCCATATCGTACATGGTAATAAGGAGTATCGCGTATGATACTGCGCATAATATTGATATTGCTTTCATTTGATTGTGTATTAGTTTTGTTCCCCCAAACCAATCCGATTGGCTGCATCACGCTTTTATTGGGGGATTTACTTAACTTTGTGGTGTCAAACAAAAAATTAAGTATTATGAACAAGTTTGTTGAAATCACCGTGGATGGTGAAAAGTGCATCATCAATGCAAGTGCAGTTCAGCTTGTAAAGCCTACCGATGAAGGTACATTGATTTTATTTCAAAATGGAGCTAAAATCCATACGGAATTTAGCTTTCAGGAGCTGTCAAATATTCTTCTGAACTAAAATTTCTTTCTTGTATATCGGGATAGTGAACAACTTTATGACAACGGTTTTGTTGATTATCCCGGTATCATCTTTTCCTATAAATCCATAGGGTGTAGGACGTATTTTTACTATTTTTT